CTAGAAGAAGGTTTGCTCCTGCTCCTAATGCTGGAATATCTCGCATCGAATCCAACATCCCAATCCCATTCCCAGAATTGGTGTCAAGACGAGTATCCATATTTAATGTACCTGTTTTAAAAGGGTGGGCATAAATAAGATTAACTGTAACAGCTTTCTCTATTCCCTCTTGTCGTACTACTTTATATGTTCCATCAGTTTGACGTTGAACAGTAACATTTATTTCTAACAATCTATCTTCATTATTCTTAGCTGTACGAGTAGCAGAAAGAACATGATAAAATCCTGTTCCGGGTGTACCGTGATCTTGGTCATTTAAAGCAGAAGCATCCACAGCTTGTGTAGAAGTTGAGGAAAACGTAACGCTTGTAGTGCCAACACCGTAAAGGTTATTAGGTAAGGCACGTATGGAATCTCTTACTGCTTCAAGTATTTGATGTGCGCTAAACCTTGGCTCTACTTCAATAGTAGTAGCATCTACTTCCCATCCTCTAGCAGTACTGCCATCTATTCCTCGTTGTATAACAACATTGCTACCGTTACGTGAATGAACATACACAGTTTCAGGTGGGTAATCACCGTTAGTTAACGAAAGATAAGAACCAGCACGCACCCCATCTGTATTGTATTTTAATTTAAGAGTTGTATCTGTAGCTGACGTAAGCGTTTCCCCTACTGCATCTAACTCCGTACGAGTATTGCTATTTAATAGTCGTTTAACGTGAGTTACACAGTCACTTATGGTAGGCGAGATATAAGTCATGGTTTAAATACTAGCTGTTGTTGCAGGGCAGGTATACACCCACCCCACAACAAACAAACTAATAGGGTACTTAGTCCGCGTATCCTGTTAAGGTAGTGAACTTGCCCATATGCTGTTCGCCCTTCACTTGAAGGCCCTCTTCGCATACGATTTGTACCTTGTCGCTGTCGCCTGTTTTAGCGAGAGCCTCAACAACGAGAGGTTGCATAACTCTACGAGAAATGCCATCCTTCGAAATCAAGAACGCTGTCTCAGCGTGACACCAGCGGTTCCTGACCATCTGTGTTTCACCAAACTCGGTGAAGACAGAAGATACAGGTACACGGCCACGGCGAGGATCATCAATGACTGTGCGTACACGGCCACTATCTGATACTGCGTTGAGTGTAGCAAACGAGGCAGGGTTAGCAATCAGAGTATCTGGCATACCGCCTGCGTTGTAGCATTTCTGTTGTAGTGCTTCCAATGCGGCGATAGTCAACGTGGTTGTTGTATCGGTATTGGAAGTAATGTGGTAGTTAAGTCCACCAGTTGAACGACGCTTATCGCTGTCGTCATTGTTCTGGTACTGACCATATAGGTAAGCCTGCTCACGAGTGATTACGTTTTCAACTGAGCGGCCATAAACCTGCTTAGCGAATTCGTCGGACACACCGTAGCGGGATACCTGCTGTTCGGTACGTGACATGTGGATAGGAGTAGGTCCGAAGATCTGGGTGCAGTTTGTGCGGATCGTGCGATCTGCTGAACGTGCTGTTCCCGGATCGGAACCTTCTGGGAGTGCCGTACCTACACACATAATTGTGTCTGCATGTGCGGCTGTTGTTGCGGGCCAAGCCGCATCGTTTGCCCAGTTCTCAACGGTGAGAACACCTGTTGAATTGTTGATAGCTGATATGCGCTTTACTGACGCATTAACAGCGGCATCTGCTTCACCTACGGTGAGTAGATCATCAACTTGGAACTTGTAAGAATCCGCGGCGGATACAGTAACAGTAGTCTGTCCTGCACCAGCGGCACCTGTTCCAGCGGCGGTTGCACGAGGAATCAAAAGTTCTTCGTCCATCCATTTAAACTCTTGCTGATCTACGGGAGAACTTGAAAGAAGTTGCCTTCCATCAGTTCCAATACCGTTGATAAACGGAGAGTCTGTGGGTGAAATCATGTAAATGAGTTCATCCATGTTGATCTTAACGCCAACGGCAAGATCATATGAGGTTACTTTACCTCCATAGCCAACTATAGCCATGTTGATTCACGCTCCTTAATTAGTAGTGGATTGTCTGTTCTTTCTGTCCCGCAACAGCCCTTCATACTTTGAACGATTATCAGTAAATTCTTTGATAGGTATGGTTGAACCATCAGCCTTACGGTATGGGACAAAAGACCCATCCGCTCTATGTTCACCGGCTCTTCCTTTTTCCCAATTAGGCTCTGCCTTTCTTGGAGGAATTTTATTCCGTTCCCTGTTTGGAGTAGCATCAGCCGTTAAAGCTGGTGACTGAAGAATCCGCTTTGCGGAAGCTTTGCCACATTGTAAACAAACCTTTACAGGTTCATCCTTCATGCTTTGTACTAACTCCCAAAGTAATGGGGGAGTACATTCCTTACATTCGTAAACATATGTAGGCATTATCGACCAGATATAACTCGTTCGTCACCTTGACTAGCCGCTTCAAGAACAGTGTGTACAAATCTTGCCGCCGAATCTTCTTTCGGACTGCCTTCATCATACGCTTTTTTAAATTCTTGAAACCCTTGCTCATAAGGACTTTGAGTACTTGCTTCTACTGAAACACTATCTTCAGCTAGTGCCTGTCTCTGTTCTGCTACTTGCGTATCAGCTTCATTAACAGTGTCCTGCGCCTGTTCCGGTTGTTCAACGGGAGCAGAGGTAGGAACTAATTCTTGCCATTCAGCCTGTATGGATTCTGTTTCCAGTTCACCATCATAAGCCTTAAACAATAATTGCCCTGCTTTAGAATCAGTATCAACTCCAGCTTTCATAAAAGCCATCTCTCGTTTTAGCTGATCGCGTTCTTGAATTGCTTCGCGTCCTCGATCTGCCGCATCTCGAAGTTCTTTTATTCCACCAGTATCCTGTGTTGCCATATCTATCACTCCTTTACTGTCGCACATAGTCGGAGGAACTATGCGGTGTGTGACTAATTCGTCTCCCCAGTCGTCACTAGCTGGTTCAACCTCCACTAACTACTCATTAGGGGCGTGGGTGTATCCTAATGGATGAAGCTCACGTTCGGCCTTAAAAGCTCACGAACGGCCTACGGTTAGTATACCTGAATATCAGTCAGGATCAAGGAATATGCACTCTCCGGGGCATTCTTCTGCCGCTTCAATAACGACTTCTAACAAGTGGTCAGGTACTTTAACTGACTCTCCCATACGGTGAGTGGGTTCTTTAGGTACAGGAGTGCCTACTTCTCTTACATAAAATAAGCCGTCATCATGCCCAAAGAATACGTCAGGTGCTATCTCTTCGCACAAGCCATCGCCTGTACATAAGTCTTGGTCAATCCAAACTTTTGGCATTAACCGGGATGATTCTGTATGAACTGCTCATATTTTTCCGGACTATCTAGAACTATTGTGGTGTAAGAATACTTAGCGCCGTCATCACCCTTACCTAAAGTAACAGTGATCGTTCCAATTAAAGTACCTATAGCAACCAATAAAGCTGTTATCGCTGTAATGAGCTTAACAGTTTTATTCATTTTCTTCGTAGAAGTCTTTACCCCAGTTCTTACTTTGGATAGCTTCTTCAGCTAGATAAATACGATCCCAAATCGTACTAAATTCTGAAGGAACCCAAGCCATAGAAGCAATGATCTCTTTCATCTCATCAACATCATCTCTGATTACTTCTAAGTCAGCCGCCATAGCGCTTGTAATATGAGCAGGAGTAAAACGGCTAAGGTCATCGACCCTAGCGCTCCGCAAATCATCAAGACCACCAGCATTTTCCATGACACCTTGAGATATCTCATCAAGTTTTGCCAAAACTGTACTGTCTGTCCCAGTGTTTCCTTCAATTACCTGCACCTGTTTTTCCAAATCATCTATCCTACCAGCGATACTAGCCGCATTCCATACGACTACTCCACTAGTGATAGCCACAGACATGATGAGTCCGAGGGTTATCCTAGATACTTTGACTTGCTTCAGGTCGGTAACGTCAGTCATTTAATACATGCCACCAATTTTACCATGAGGAGTTTTTTTATGCATACTCTTGTAGGTTTTCAATCCTTGGTTAATCATTTTAACCATCGAAGCTTTACGAGCCATAGCTACCTCTAAAGGCAACTCGCTAGGTTTTCTAGCTATATAATTTTTGCTTCCGGAGCCACGGACACCCGGATCTCTTGCTTTACGTTTCCTTGCTTCATGCTTATACTCAAGCGCCTTACCACGAGGATTTGTAGCACCCGGCCCACTAGGAGAACTAGCTATATAACCACCGCTACGGCGTTTAGTACCCGGATCTAATTGATGCCCTCTACCCATTAACTTGCCGCCGAAGCTGATCCGTCACCAAACTGCTTGGCAACAACACTCTTAACAAGGCTGAGAACAGCAGTAGCTCCTGCAAGTCCAGCCGCTTTCATGCTTCCCATGTCACCAATGGTGAACACAGCAAGGAATGATTGCGCGAATGTGGCAATCACTCTCTCAAGTACGTCTTTGTTAAACATTATTTACGTTTACCTTTCTTTACCTTCTTATAAGGTACTTTCTTTGCTTTCCCTTTGGAAGAGCTAGTTGCATATTTAGGCATTGGCACTCCCTATACCTGTAGTCTGTCCACTAATAATAGCACCAGCTTGACCAGTACCTCCACCAGCGAATCTAGATATTCTTCGTTGCTTTCTACGTTCTAACATGTCTTTTAATTCTAAAGCGTCATCTTCTCCAGCTATATCAATACCAAATTGTGAGCTAACACCATGCGTTTCATACTGCAAATTAGTATCTTCACCTACTTGTTCAGCAAACAAAGCTTCTTCTTGTTTAAGATTAGCAAAAGAGTTCCATACTTGAGCCTGAGATAAACCAAGATCAGCTATCTGGTTAGCCATCTCTGCGTTCCAACCTTCATCTAAACCAGCTACCATCTTACCCCAACCACCTACTTCAGCAGTTTCTATATCATCCTGAACTGATGCCCAATCCTGAGTG